TGGGCTAACCAGCCCGGCGGGAGTTCGACGGTTTCGCTGTTGAGTATCCAGTATCTGAGGTCTCGGAGGGTGTTATGACATTGCTGGCAGTGGTGTCCTGGGGCGTGGCTTTTCCCTGCGGGTTTGTTCTCGTGGTGGTCTTGGCGTAGCAGGCAGATTCTGAACCTGCTTCTGTGAGTGCAGCACGCGCCCAGCCGCCGCGAGTCAACCCGCTGCGTGCTGCCAGTGCGTCGATTTGCTCCATGGTTTTTTCGTCCACCGAGGTTGAAATGGACACGGACCCTTTCCCTACTCCGTGCCCGGTTTTTTCTTTTCTCATAAGAGACTTGTAAGGCAGGAAAAATTTCTTTCAATTTTTTTGTTGCATTCTCACGAGAAACTCACGAGAAACCAAAGTGTGAGGTGAACACCCCACTTGATCACATGAAGATTCTACAAACTCAAATCTCACGAGAAATACACGAGAAAATCGAACAGATGGCCAAGCGCCAAATGATCAGCCGGGCCGCCGTTGTGCGGCAAATCATAGCCAAAGCCGTTGAGAAAGCGACAGCGGAAGGTCAGATATGAGCCGCCTTTTTTTGTGCAGGGCCATGGATCCGCTGCGCGGTGCGTTTGGCGACTATGTGCGGGCGTCGAGCCGGGAGGCAGCACGCCGCCGTTTTTTTGAAATTTTCGGACTTAGGCCGTTTTCGGTGGAGGTGGACAAATGAACACCCCTGACGCGATTCATTTCATCGGTTGGACCTGGGAAGCGCTGTGCGCTCTCGGACCGGCTGCGGCGTTAGCGCTGCTTGCCTGGAGGATCGGCGAATGATCGAGCAACATTATTCAGCCCGGGAAATCGCGGCCCTGCTCAAAGTGGATCACTCGACGGTAACGCGCAAAATTGCGGCCGGTGATATGCGCGGGGTCAAAATCGGTAAGCGGGTGATCGTGCCTGAGTCGGAAGTTGCCCGTTTTTTGGAACTCAACACCCTTGGCAGGCCCTTGCCGCTGCCGGTTCGGCGTGGTGTTCGGCCGTTGATCGCCTCCCTCTGATCGCCGCCGCTTTTTTGTTTTTTATGGAAAACACCCTAGAAGAATCCCCGTTGGTCGTGGAAATTGATGTGGCAGGGTTGGAGTTCGCTCCTTCCGAGTTGGCGTTTCCTCTTCGCTCGAATCGCTACATGAAGCAATTCCATGCCGCAAAGGCTGACGACAAGCGGAGCCGTCGTGGAATTAAGAGACTGGTGAGGCCGGAAAATGCTGCCGCGCTTGCCGAGTATTTGCCGAAGCCAGGAGAATGCACGCATGCGGTGGTGCGTGGGGATTTCGTGATGGCTGACATTATTCCGCTGCTTTTAGGGGATCGAGTTGCGGACTTGGTTGGGATTTCAACTTTAGGGATGAGCCGGGATAACGCTGTGAAGCTGGCCGAGCTGCTGGCCGCAGGCAAGGTGCGCCGCCTTTTTTTGCTGGTGAGCCATTATTTTTCCCAAGTTGATAAGACGGGAACATATCGGGAGGTTAAAGGACTACTCGGGGACGCGGTGGTAGTGGCTCGCACCCATGCAAAGGTGATCCTTGTCTCCGCCGCGCCGTCTTTTTTTGTGGTGGAGGGATCAGCCAACCTTCGATCGAGCGACAACATCGAGCAGTTCGCCATTTGGAATGATGAGGAATTGCTGAACTGGCATCTGGAATGGATGCAGGAGGTGCAAGGTGCCTGAACCCTCGAACCTCAATGCGGAGATCGCGGCCAAGGTGCTCGAAGCGAATGTGCGGAACATCGTTGAGAAGGTAAAGGCCGGTGGAACGCTGAATGCCACGGAGCGGGCCATGATGGAACAGGCCACAAAGGTCGCAACGCCTCTCCAAGAAGCTGAGGCCGCCAAATCCGCCGCGCCTTTTTTATTTTCGGAGCAAGAAATCGGGTTTGAGAAGCTCGAAGCTGCTGGGGAGTTCACTGGTGAGAGGTTACTTGCCCGCCGCCCAGAAGCTTACCGCGCTGTGGTGAGCATGGCGGCTGAGGGATTGAGCATCTCAGCGACGGCCCGAGCGCTTTCGGTGAGCCGAAACACGGTGACGGCTGTGAGGGAGCGTGAGGGAATTTCCATAGAGCAGGAGAAAAAGGAGTTACTCCGAGATGTGCGCCGTGCGGCAAGGCTATCGGTCGAGAGGGCTATCGAACTGGTGCCGTCGATCAACTCGGCCAAAGACGCGGCCATCGTCGCAGCGGTGATGGTGGATAAGATGCAGTTGCTGTCGGGTGAAGCTACCGCCCGCATCGAGAAGGTAGAAGTTAGCCAAGACAAACTCTCGGAGATGCTGGCCAGCTTGCCGGTGCTCGAAGCTGAGGTGCTGCCGGTAACCGGTCTACACGGGAGCGAGTCGGGACAAAAGGGGTTGCCTGGCGTGGGTGCCGGGAGCGGATCGGGGAGCGTTGCTGGGCTGGTTTCTGATTTGCAATCAGAAGTTTTAGGGGCGTTTGTAGATAGGATGCAGAGCGTGGGGACAACTTCGGGGACAGAATGCGGCGTCGAGCCGGTCAAGGTCGAGGCCGTGGCGGTCGATCAGGAGGGGGGGAGGGGGTCTGGATTTTTGGACGCCCCCCCTATGACACCCACTGATTTGGGTGAGCAGAAAATTTTATGCAAAGGGGTCTCTGCGTCGCAGGAGGCTGCTGAGGAGCTTTCCACTAACTAACCTATGTCTGATCCAAAAAATAAAAAAAACGCGGCGGTGGCCGCTGCTGTGACTCCGGAGGCGGTGACGCCGGAGCCTGTGAAGGTGAAGGTGTATCGCCCGACTCCGAACCGCTACTTGGTGCAGGTGCAAATTCCTACGGGCGAGGCGGGCACGATGCGCGTGGCGCTGATGCGTGTGAAGGACAGCCGGTTCTACCGCCCTGGCGAAATGATTCCGGCGCTGCCTGGAGAGCGGGACATTTGGGCTCCTCTCAAACAACGGTTTTCCCCTGCTATTGGCACTTTATGAAAAAAACAACAACCCTGTTTCAGTCTGCGGCTGTGAGCGTTGCGCTCTATCGCCGTTTTCTTGAGCAAAAAAAAACAACCCCGAAAAAATGAAAATGACCACAGAGGACACAGAGGACACGGAGGTGGTGATGGCAAGGATCAAGCTGCCGGTTTCCGTGAAATGGCGCGCTTGTCGGGAATTTAGATGCAAGCGCCAGAGATGAGCAATGACGCTCCACTGCCCTCGCGGCGATACACTTGCATCTCTTGTGGCATGAAGGGGCGTCGGAGTAATGCGCCCGAGCAGAGGCAACGCGAGCCGATTTGCCCTTGCTGCGAGAGGGGAATGGATCAGCTTGATCTGTATGCGGAATTGATTCCCTTTTGGCAGAGTCGGAAGGCGAAGGATTTTGCCGACATTGCAGAAGCCTTGGGCAAAAGCGCAAACGCTGACAAGAGAACTGCTTTTACCCGACAAGTCGGAGATTGCCTTGAAATTTATTCGGTTCCTGACGCGAAGGAGGCAAAATGAAAATGACCACAGAGGACACAGAGGACACGGAGATGGAGTGGCGGGATGCTTCCGTAACGCTTCCCGACGATGGCTATACGGTCATCATCCACACGCTGGATGGTGAGGTTTTTACGGGATTTATTGATGGCGATGTCTGGCGCAATGTTCTTGGGAATCGCATTCACGAGGATGAGCGGGTTTTGCATTGGATGCCGTTGCCGAATCCACCGAAGGAGGCGAAATGAAATCACGACTCATTGTCATCGATGTGGAGACGGGGGGCTTTGACCCCTCGAAGAATGCGCTTTTGAGCGTGGCGGCGGTGGATTCTATGGATAACGAGGCTTTTACTGCCATTATCCGGCCGAATCCTGAGTGGCTTTGCGAGCCGGATGCGTTGGCGAAGAATGGCTTTACCCTTGATTTTCTGGAAAAAAACGGGCGGTCGGAGCGCGATGTGATGCAGGACTTGGCCCTCTGGCTGGGTGAGCGGCGCTACTCGGTGCTGGCTGGCTGCAATGTGGCGTTCGACCGCGACTTCCTGCGGGCGGCGTTTGCTCGGAGTGAACTGACTTGGCCGATGGGCAAGATGGTGGACCTGCAAGCGACGGCGTGGCTGGCCTACGAGGTGGGGGCTCTCACCCTGCCGGTGGGCAAGGATGGGCAGCCTCGGCTGAATCTGGACCATATTGCGGCGGCGCTGAGCTTCTCCCGATCTGGAAAAATCCACAATGCGCTGGAGGATGCGCTGATGACGCTGGCCTGCTTCCACCGGCTGCGTCGGCGCGTGGAGATGGCACCGGAGACCATCACCGCATGAAAGAAATACCCTACGACGAGTTCCGGGCTCTGGTCAGTGACAATGGTTCCTTTAAGGCGCTGCATAACTCCGATGCACGAGTGGGCGGAATTTCCATGCGGCAGGCGCTGCAAATGTCGGCGGCCTGCGACCGGTGGCTGGCCAGTCGGGGGCTCCGGACGCGCAGCGTCTGGTGGGAAAATAGAATGCAATTTGGGAAGAAAAAATAGAAAATGCACTTTTACAGATTTAATATCAAGGACTATGCGGTTAATACAACGCATCTCACTAATGAGGAGGATTTAGCGTATCGCAGGCTTCTTGACCTCTACTACACTGACGAACAACCTATACCAAACAATAACCAATTGGTTAGTCGTAGGATTCGCATTGCGGCAGAAGTTGTCGATGTTGTGTTGAACGAGTTCTTCGTGCTCACGGAAAATGGCTGGATTTGCGGCCGAGTAGAGGAAGAAATCGAAGGTTACCGGAATCTTTGCCGTAAGCGTAAAGAGGTGGGGGCCAGTGGTGGACGCCCTCCAAAAGCACAGGCTAAACCAAAAGCAAAGCAAGAAAAAACCAATAGGTTAGCAATTGCGCCGATACCAGTAACCAATAACCAGTATATATCCCCTATAGTCCCCACAGGGGACATGGAGTTGGAAATCGAAGAAACTCCAAAGCCAGAAACGACGCATCCTGTCCTGACCCGATTCCGGAATCTCTTCAACCTTCGAGACTCGACACCTCTTGACTCATCCTCCTCCCGTGCTTGGGAGAAAAATAAAAAAGCGGCGGCGGCCGTGAGCGAAGACGAATGGCGCTTCCTCGAATGGGCCTATCGGCAAAAAGAAGGCGCGGCGGCGCAGTTTCGCCGCAAGGACTTAGCTACGCTTTTGAATAATATTCTCACCGAAGTGAGCCGGGCGAAGGATTGGGCAGCGCGCAGCGGGGCGAGCGTGAGCGCGACGGCTCCTGTATCCACGGAACCCGATGGATGGCGTGATCTTATCGAGACGGAATTTCCCGAAGTGAACCTCACCACCTGGGCGCAACTTCCCGACAGCATGAAATTTTGGGTTCGTGAAAAACAACGCGAACTCGCAGCAGCATAATAAAAACCAACATGATAATCGAAACATTAGAAATTAAATCCACCGCCACGGAAGCCTCCTGTGTGGTGACGCGACACAATGAGGAGTCTGTAAATGACTTTCTCCGCTGGCAGGTCGGCACTTACGAGAGCCGCCCTATGGATGACCCCATCTACACGCCGATGACGCATCCGGATGGCTCGCCGGTGGTGAGCGAGGACGGGGCCGAGCAATTCCGCTTACTCGGCTATGAGCAAAATCCGCGAGTGTGTTGCAAGGTCTTCCACCTTCTCGGCTTTGGATCCTCGCTCCGTAAGGCCACGGCCATGGCCGCTTCCCGTTTGCCAAAAAAATGAAAAGCATCCTTCCCGAAAATCAAATCGCCGAAAAAGCCGTGGTCGGCGCGGCGATCACCGATGGGCGCACGGCGGACAGTGTGCTGGAGGCGCTGTCGCCCGAGCAGTTTGTGTTGCCAGCGCATCAGACGATCATGGGTATCGTCGCTACCATGCGGCAGGCTGCCCGGCCGGTGGACCTCATTCTGGTGACGACTGAGCTGGAGAAGGCGGGCCAGCTTGATGAGTGCGGCGGCTATGCCTATGTGACTGAGCTGGTGCAGGAACTATCCATCACCATGAACTGGCGGCACTACGCTGCCGAGGTGCTGGATGTCTGGAAACGCCGTGCCATGCGCCAAGCGGCCCTCGCTATGGCCGAGGCGGCAAACGACTTTGCACTCACCACAGAGGATGCCCAAGAGCGTTGTGAGCAGGCGCTGTATGCCCTCCGAGAGCACTCGACAAGGGAAAACCCTGTCTCGCACTGCAAAAACGCCGTGCTGGCCGCCGTGGAGCATATCGAGAAGGTGTATCACACCCGAGGCGAGACCGTGGGGCTGGAGACCGGCATCCATGATCTGGACCGCTCGACCGGCGGGTTCCTCGGCGGGCAGATGATCGTCATCGCCGCTCGCCCTGCCTGTGGTAAATCGGCTCTTGGCATGCAGATAGCCCTCCACGCGGCCATGCAGAATGCCGTGCCGACGCTGGTCTTTTCGGTGGAAATGCCCAGCTCGGAGCTGATGATTCGAGCGATCTGCTCCGAGGCAGGCTTGGACCTCCAGCGCACACGCGACGGGTTTTTTGACGGCCGAGCCATGGGGAATGTCTCCGGCGCAGCCACCCGGCTGGTGCAGAGCAAGCTTTACCTCGACGACACGCCGGGCCTCACCGTGGCGCAATTCCGCAGCCGTGCTCGGCGGGCCAAGTCGCAGCACGGCCTCGGCCTCATCGTGGTCGATTACCTTCAATTCATGCACGGCAGCTCCAAGCGGGCAGGTGAGAGCCGGGCGCTGGAAGTCAGCGAGATTTCCAAGGCGCTCAAGACCACGGCCAAGGAGCTAAACATCCCCATCATCGCCCTGGCGCAGCTCAACCGCGACGCCGACGAGGGCTCGAAGCCCAAGCTCTCAAACCTCCGCGAATCCGGCAGCATCGAGCAAGACGCTGATACTGTTCTCTTAATTCACAGGTTGGACAAAAACAAGAAAAAATCCGACGCCGACGATGAGCCGATGGATCACAACACCTTGCTCATCCTTGCAAAACAAAGAAACGGCCCGACGCCGGAAATCAAAATGAACTTCATCGGCCAGCACACGCTTTTCAAAAATGTAACCGAAAAGGCTTACAGCAACAACCAGAACGAGAGACAGAAATAGAAAAATAACACCATGACCATTAGCCATAAATCCACACGCAGCATCACGGAATATCATTTCCAACTCACCTCAGACACGGCCGCCCCTAAGTGTCCGGACACTTTGGGTAAGGTGGTGATTACCTTTGAGAACGGCAAATTTTCTCGGTGTGATTTCCCGTTTAAAGGCACCTATAACCGCGAGCAGTGGTCGATGCTGGCGGAGATCGAGAACGAGATTCACCGCATCGAGCTAAGTCTTTTGCGATGAGCGAATCGGTAAGCCGTGAGTGCCAGTCGGTGAGAGTCACGCGAGGAGGCCGCAGTCTGAACGGAATTTGCGCGGATGGCTCAAGACCAACGACCTCCCTCTGAATGGTCTCCACAAACCACGGACTCAGAGCCGGGGCGCGACGGACACGCGCTTTCACCCTTAAACCCCATACAACACCCATAAATATGACAATAGTATCTGATTCAGCGATAGCATGCCCCGCCTGTCACCGAGAGTGGCAGGATCACCCTGGAGTAGCACATTGTTGCAAACTCGCCACCGACCTGGCCGCTAACCTCCGCGCCGTCCTTACCTACGCAAAACCACCGGAATACACCCGAGACATCGGCGAGCAGGAGGTTTTTTACGACCTCATGGAAAATGCCAGGCGCTTAATCGTGAAGGCGCGAACTTTTGAAAGTGAATTATGAGTGACGAACAAAAACACGGGGTCATGCTCGGCCAGATCGCTTGCTTGGTTGAGGAGTTCTGCACCGCAGAAGAAACCACATTACAAGGCGTGGCGCATCTCATGGCCAGGTATTTCGACCTGCGAGCAAAGCAGGCATGGGACTTCGTTGATCAGTTAAAGGAGGAGGCCAGCGATGAGTGACACGCCTGAGACGGATTCAAAAGCATCTCCGCATATTGGGTTCTATTCGTGCGCCACAGTTCCCTCTAACTTTGCACGCGCTCTGGAGCGCGAGCGCGACAAAGCAAGTCAGCAATACGACAACCTCGCCACCGAGCATATGCTGGCAGTCAACAAGTTCGCCGAAGAACGCGACGAGGCGAGGGCCGATGCGGCCAGAATTGCGGACATTTTGTCCGGATTGGAACTCCGTTCGACCGATGAGCTGGCGAGGCTGGAGCAAGAACGCAACGAGGCTCGGGCTGTTGCCGACGAGTTGGCCAGTGTCGCCGCGCATTGTCTTGGATGGCATGAACACGAATCTTCTGACGCTGCCATAAAAATTGCCGCTGCACTAAAGCGCTGGAAGAAATCCAAATGAAATCCATCAGAATTTCGCCAACTACAATCATAAGCGTCTGCGATGCGCCTGACAACGAGATCGCCGTCAATGGTCGGGTTTGGCGTTTCGATTTCGACAGACACCTTGGCCCGACTTGGCTCAAGAAGAATGGCGAGGATAGAAAGTGCCAGAACCCAAACAAGGCGGTGTGGAAAGCGTTTGGAAAATGGTTTGATGAATACAATCTTAAAAACTGGGAGGCAGCAAAATGAACTCCCTCCGCGACTACATCGCTTTTCGCCGGATCGACGCCACCCATGCGCTGAACCTCCTGCAAGATGCCGGAGTTATCTCCGACCTCTGTGTCACGGTCGAAGATGTCGGCGATGCTGGGAAGGCCGTCGCCTGGTTAAGCCTGCATGAACACGAACTGAAAAGGGCTGCAAAATGAAAGAAGTAGATTGTCTGGTGCATACATCCGCTGATGATTTGCGGGTTCAAACCAAGTATTTCCGCATGACGGGCATTTATCCTGAGAACGCTGTTTTGCGTGAAGCTCACGAAACTTGCGTGCGGCTTGGCTACAAAACGAAAGCGAAAATTTTACAGCCTCTTCTCAAGCGCCCATGATCCCCCAAACGCAAAACCCAGTTATCCCGCTCATCGAGGTCGAAGGCCGGTTGGCTGATGGGCGGTTTGTTGTTCGGTATCAAGGCCAGAAAGTCGCCGCTACCGAGGCGCAGTTGCTCGCCATCCACCGCGAGCGGGAGGAGCAGATCGCCCGCATGGTCGAAGACCCTTGGCGCTATGGCTGGCTGAACCCCGCCTGGGAGCGGGCGGATGCGGCTTATGCGGAGCTGCGGGAGAAGTTTCGGAAGGGCGTCACGGAGCTGCTTATCCTCGGCGGCAACCGCTCGGGCAAGTCGCGCTACTTTGCAAGGAAGGCGATGCAGCATTTGGTGAACACGCCGGGGGCGAAAGTGTGGTGCCTGCAATCCACCGAAGCGGCATCTATCCAAAACCAACAGCCGTATTTGTGGGAATACCTGCCGAAAGAATGGAAACCCTCCGCCAGCGGCAAACTCAAGAAGGGCGCGGTGGCAAATATCACCTACTCGCAGAAGGGTGGCTTCACTGAGAACAGCTTCGTGCTGCCGAATGGCTCGCAGTGTTGGTTCAAGTTCTATTCGATGGATGTCACTAGTATAGAAGGCTCTGAGTTAAATTTCTGTTGGGCAGACGAACTAGTCACCCCTGACTGGTTGGAAGCACTTCGTTTTAGGCTACTTACGCGAGACGGTGAACTCGGTATCGGCTTTACTCCGGTGGAAGGCTACACCACCACGGTCAAAGAATACCTCGACGGCGCAAAGACGCTGGAGGAATGCGACGCCCCGCTCCTGCCGCGCTACCGCGATGGCAATCTCATCGGCTTGGAGCAAGTGCCGCGCATCCAGCAATGCACCAGGGAAAAAGCCCGCGTCGTTTATTTCCACACCTCGGACAACCCCTACGGCAACCCCGAGGCGATGGAGACGGAGCTACGCGGCAGCAACCGCGAGCGAATCCTCATGCGTGCCTACGGCGTGCCGACCAAGGCGAGAATGTCGATGTTTCCGAAATTCCGCGACACGGTTCATGTGGTGCCTGCGGACAAGGTGCCAAGCGATGGCACGGTCTTTCACTTCGTCGATCCCGGCGAGGGCAAGACATGGGCGATGCTTTGGATCCGCTACACGCCGGATGGCCGGTGCTGGATTTACCGCGAGTGGCCGGACCAGTTCGACTACATCGAGGGCGTCGGCTATCCCGGCCCTTGGGCGGAGGCGGATGGCAAACTGCAAGACGGCCGCCCAGGTCCCGCGCAAAAAGCCTGTGCCGGTTTTGGATTTGAGGATTACAAACGCATCATCGAAGCCGCCGAGAAGGCCGATGCCGCCGAGCCCGCCGAGCGGTGGATGGATAGCCGCTATGGCAACACGCCGACGATGACACAAGAAGGCGTGCGAACCCTCATCGAGCAATGCAGCGACCGCATCGGCCTCGACTTCCGCGCCACCAGCGGGCAAGCCATCGTGGAAGGCGTCACGCTCATCAACGATTGGCTCGCTTACAACGAAGACGCGCCGGTCGATGCCCTCAACTCGCCGCGCCTCTACATCTCCGAACGCTGCCAGAATCTCATCTATGCGCTCAAAACATGGACCGGTGCCGATGGCAAAAAGGGAGCGACAAAGGACTGGATCGACATTCTCCGCTACATCACGCTCTCCGGCGTCGGCTACGAAGACCCCGCCATGCTCAGAGCCCGACCAGGAGGCAGCTATTGACACCCTCACCCTATAATCAAAACAGCATGAAACTTCTCCGCCGCCGCGATGTCATGGCCCGCCTGGGCGTCACTGCCAAACAAATTACCAAACTCATCGACTCGGGCATTCTCCGCCCGATCTGCAAACGCGGCTGCCGCGCCTGGTATCGAGCCGCTGATTTAGAAAAACTCGCATGAACGAAAAACGAATCCGATTTGATGGCACCCTGAGCCGAAACAAAAAACAGGAAAAGCCAACGCAGCCTTCGCACAAAGGCTCCTGCACTATCGAGGGCGTGCCCTACTGGATTAGCGCGTATGTGAACGAGAGCCGCGACACCGGCGAGAAGTATTTCAAGCTCTACTTCGAGCCAAAGAAAACCGAAGCGACAATCGAAGCCGCGCCCGCCGCAGAGCCAGTCGCCGTGCCGCTCTCCGAGTCTCCCGACATTCCCTTTTGATGAGTGCCGAAGACCTACAGGCCGCATGGTGCGTGCCGCCCGATGAACTTTGGTTCCGCAGCGTCATCGCAAAAATAACCGACGCCATCGAAGACGCCGCCGAGATTACCTGCATGCCGCAAACCGCGCAAAACCCCGGCCTGCTCGCCCACAGCGCAGGCGGCTTGGAAGCCCTTCGCACCTTGCGCGAAGAAATCGAGCGCACACGCGCCGAGGCATTCGAGTCGAAGAAATAATTTTCCCCTCTCCGTGCTCTCTGTGTCCTCTGTGGTCAAATCTTTTTAGCCCCCGTTAGCACCCATTTAGTCCCGTTTGCACCCGTTGCGCCCGCAGCCTCTTCCGCTCTGCATTTTTGGAAGGCATATCACTTCTCAACGCGAGTGCTGAACTACTCGCCGCCTGCGCGTGGAACCCGTGCGTGCTGGCAACCACCTTAGTTCTGACACCGCGACTTGGACGCAACACAAACCATGGAACAGACAGAAACAGCATTCAGCATCGGCGAAGTCATCGACGCGCTGGGAGTCAA